GAATGGTTGCGTGAAATGCGTAGAGTGATAGTTTATGCCTGGGATGAACTAGGTGTTCCTCCAAGAGTAGGATGGAATCGTAATGACATAATTGATCAATTTAATAAAATGTCAGAATATCCTGTGCATGAATTTTTGCGTGAAGATGTGAATGGTGATAAAAAGATCATACGTAATACATCTGTTATTGGAAATGCTTGTAATCAATTTTTTCCTACCATGATGAAAACACGGATCAATTATTCAAAAAATGATGATGGTCATTCAATTTATGATCATTTTGTTGATGATAATCTTTTTGATAAAGTTTGCAAATATGCTCATAGACATTTTAAACGTGATAGTTTTTATGAGTATTCACAAACTGTTCCTGTTTTTAATCCAGATAAATCGACTACACAAAAACACGATAAAAATTTTTTGATTTCTGCACAAAATGGTATTGAATGGATTCAAAGATTTGAAAAAGAGAGAAGACATTTGAATACTCATGATTATTGGATTTCGCCTTTTTCTGATGATACTGAATATTCAGGACACAATAAAGAATTAGTTGGTGTAAAATGGTGTACTATCACTAAAGATGATATTGCAAAATTAGATATTCCCGATAAATGTTTGATAAATGCTAACGTTGAGGAAAATGATTTATTCAGAATTAGAGTTTTTGAATATGGAAATAAAATATTTCCAGTAGGATTTAAACCATTTAGAATATCATGGTGTCAGTATGCTGTAAATTTTCCACCTTTAACAGCAAAGTTACTATATGAAAAATATACTGAACATATTAAAGATCAAGATGTCATTAACATTTTTGATCCTTCTTCAGGTTGGGGTGGTCGTATTCTCGGTGCTATGTCTGTTAAGCCTGATCGTAATATTCATTACATTGGTACTGATCCTAACACCGATCATTGGATTGGAGAAATTGGTGTCACGAAATACGAATATCTCGCAGATTTTTTTAACAAAAATACTACAAGGTCCGTTGGCACTCTTTATCCTCATACTAACACTTATGAGGTTTACCAATTGGGGTCGGAGGTCATTCAACATTCCGATAAATTTAAAAGATACAAAGGAAAATTAGATTTAGTTTTCACTTCACCTCCTTATTTTGCTAAAGAAGCATATTCTGAAGATGAGGAGCAATCTTACAAACAATTTCCTAAGTATGATGCTTGGGTAGAAGGATTTTTAAGACCTACTCTTCAAACGGCTGTTGAATATTTAAAATCTGATCGATATTTGTTATGGAATATTGCTGATGCTAAGTTTGGACCAGATATGCTGCCTTTAGAACAAGATAGTCGTAAAATTCTAGAAGAACTTGGTATGCAGTATATTGAAACTATGAAAATGACATTAGCTTGGATGCCTGGAGGGAATCGAATAGATTCTGAAGGTAAACCAAGTTATAAGAATGCCGTCTATGTGGACGGTAAATGGTTCAAATATGAACCAATTTTTGTTTATTACAAACCATAACCAATGGAGTTATTATGAATGAAGCATTGAAAAATCAAATTATTACTAAGATGATGGAACAAGGTATGAGATTTGCTGCCATGGATTATGATGATAAATGGTATGGATTTCAAAATCGACCAGATTGGGTTGATGGTACATGGGATGTAAAAGATGGTGAATTTGTGAAATTGAAAGTTCCATTTCATGATCGTATAGATAATCGTGAATCGTTAATCTGTCTTGGAGCATGATTGTTTGATATAGTTTTTGGCGGATTGCTTTTTTGTTCTTTTTTTGTGGGGGCTTCGATGATTGCTTATTTTTTCTTTCATCGACCTCCACGACATGATTATTGGTGTCATACTGATAATGTTGATCCAGAAAAAAGTCATGGCAATTCAGAACCACATATATAAGAAGTAAAAAAATGTTTACTAATCCAGAATTTATGCTTGCATTAGGTTTTGCTATTGGTATTGTAGCAGGGATAAACATTGCAAGATTTTGTTGGCCAGACGAAGGAACCTTTAGAGGAGATTTGGTCAAACGTGAAAGAGAATTGAGAAAAAGAGAAAGAGAATTTGAAAAAAACTCTTGACTTTTTTTAAATTTATGTTATTCTATAGTCTGTAACAATTAATTCTTCCCGAAAAAGGTGTATATGAATCAAATGCAGACTAGCAAGTCAGTTCTTGCTAAATTACTTTCTTCCGAAAATCTTACCATTGAGCATGGTAATTATAATACAGCGGCTTTTGATGTAAAAAATCGTGTATTATATTTACCTGTTTTCAAGTATATGAACGGTGATGTATATGACCTCATGGTATTGCATGAAGTTGGACATGCATTATTTACACCAGAAAATGGATTTCATTCGTCTTCTCATGATATGGGTCCTGGTTTTAAATCTTATTTGAATGTGTGTGAAGATGCCCGTATTGAAAAAAAGATCAAACGCAAATATCCTGGTGGTGTTCGACCTATGACACAAGGATATCGTAAATTGATGCAAGAAGATTTTTTCGGAACGGCTTATGTCAATGTAAATAAATTAAATTTAATTGATAGAATTAATTTACATACAAAAGGAGGAGCATCTCAATTAATCGAATTTTCTGAAGTAGAAAAAGAATTTTTAACAAAAGTAGAACAGTCAGAAACTTTTGAAGAAGTTGAAGAAATTGCAAAAATTCTTTATGAATATTCAAAGCAAAATGAAAGTGAAACGGATTTTCATGATGAATCTATGTACAATGAAGAACTAGATGATTTGACCGAATCTTTATCTGATGATGATATAGAACAAAAAGAATCAATGAATGATTTTGGAAATAATTCAATAGATTCCGATGACACAATTGATTCAGGACACAAACGTACAGATGATGATGAAGATCAAGAAACTCAAGAACAATCTGAAGGAGGTTCAGGCGCAGGTGATCGTTTTAATAATAATCCATCATCTCATACTGATAATAAATGGCAAGAAAATTCTCAAAAACTAAATTTAGACAATACAAAACCATATTTGTATGTTAACATTCCAGTTGCAAATTTAGATAATATTGTCGTAGATTATAAACTTCTTTACAAAAAAATTGATGATTTTTATACCTCATTAAACGATAAACAAAATAGACCTTATTACTGGGATAGTTTTGACATTTCTCAAAATGCTAAAGAATATTTTTATCAAAAAGCAAAAAGAAGTGTTTCTGAATTTAGAAAAAAGAATAATAAGGTAGTTGACTATCTTGTTAAAGAATTTGAAATGCGAAAAAAAGCAGATGAATATAAAAGAACAAATGTGTCTAAAACGGGTTTGTTGGATATGGCAAATGTTCATGCTTACAAATATAGTGATAATCTTTTTAAAAGAGTTGCAAAAATTTCAAGTGGTAAAAATCATGGCCTGGTAATGTTTATTGACTGGTCGGGATCAATGTCAAATAATTTGGCTGGAACTATTGAACAATTATTAAATTTAATTATGTTCTGTAGAAAAGTAAATATTCCATTTCAAGTTTTTGCATTTAGTGATTTAGTTTTAAAAAAAGATATGATTGGTAATGAAGATCCTGACACTTCTTATGAATCACATTACGGTACCGTAGATGGTCTTTTTAGTGCAAAACCTAAAGATTATAATCAAAATTATCGTATGTCATTGTTAGAGTTATTTTCAAACAAAATGTCAACTTCTGAATTGAATAAAGCATTTGAATTTCTCATTATGGTGCGAGACAATTTAGCAGAAGCGTCTAGATATTCTTATAGATACGGTATGGCTCCACCCATTCCATCATTTATGAGTTTATGTGGAACACCATTAAATCAAGCAATTATTGCCGCATTGGAAGTTGTACCTAAATTTAAAGTTGAAAACAGAGTGCAAGTTGTCAATACTGTGTTTTTAACAGATGGTGATTCTCATACAAGAGATTCTTACTTCAATGAAGATGGTAAATCTAGAGGATTTTCAACATATAATGAAAATATTTTCTTTGTAGATCCAGTCACTAAAAAATCTTACAGAGTCGATAATAGAAGAGAATATACAGATATGTTTTATACCATCTTAAAAGATAGATTAGGTGTAAATGTTATGGGATTTTATTTACTTTCTCAAAGAAGTTTTAAACATTTTGCTCTTGATATTGCAGTTACGGAAAAAATGGAAAGTGACAAAATTATTAAAACATTTAGAGATAAAAAATGTTTTGTTGCCAAAAAATTCAAAGGATATGATGAATTATATTATATTAAAGATGGTAATGATTTAATGATTGACAATGATGAATTCACCGTTAAAGAAGATGCTACAAAAAGTCAATTAACTACAGCATTCAAAAAATTTAATCGTGATAAAATTGGCAGCAGAATTGTCATGAAAAGTTTTGCCGAACAAATTGCATAGGAGTTTTATGTTTAAGGTGAAAGATAGATCTAATGAATCTGTCGATCACCCTGATCATTATCAAGGTCAGGGTATTGAAGTGATAGATATAATTGATAGTTTTGAATTAGATTTTTATCGTGGAAATATTGTAAAATATATATTGAGGGCAGATAAAAAACAAAATGAAATAGAAGATCTGAAAAAGGCAAAATGGTACATTGATAAATTAATTCAGAAAATGGAAAATTAAATGTCAGACTATAAAGATTTATATGAAAAACATTATAGAGAAGATATTAGTAATAAAGAAAAAATGATCAAAACCTTAATTGATATTTCAATTTCTAAAGAAATTCAAAATACAGGATGTTTTCAATTGGACTTATTTAATGTTGAAAAGAATGAAATAGGCAATGATCTTTATGATATCTATACTAAATGGTCCAAATTGAGTAGAAAAATAGATAAATTAGGTTTAGATTCAAATTCATTTTTAAATTTTTTAAGTAAGAGATAAATGGAAGAAAGATTATTTCAAAGTGTAGACTTTATAAGTCATTCTGGACTACCATTGTCATGGAAAATAGAATGTGATGCAATACATGATGATGAATGGTCAACATTGGCAAAAATGATACGTGAGTATGAGAATAAAAATTGGAAAAAAGCGATTGGAATACCTAGAGGAGGAGTTAAATTAGGTGAAGAATTGGATAAATATAGTTCCAATAATCCTGATGATCCTATATTAATTTGTGATGATGTGTATACAACTGGTAAAAGCTTTGCCGATTTTGTATCAGAAAATTTTGATGAAAATGAAAAAATTTTCTGTTGGTGTGTTTTTGCCAGAAAACCTACCGAAAATGGAATTAAAGCATTATTTACAATGCCTGAAAAAAAATCTTGACAAATTTTTATATTAGTGTATAATATAATTATTGAGTGGGAAAAACTTTCCCAATTTTGTTATGAACCCATACAATGGTGCGAAAATGAAAACCAACCAAATTAAACTAATCGAAGCATTGAACGCTAATGGATTTTCCGATCAGATTACACGTAAAGATTTAAAAATGGTCGGAGACCAAATGGGTCTTTCCACAACTTGGTTAGAAAAAAATGACTTATATAAAGTAAGTCGAGGTCTTTATCAAATTCCAAAAATGGATCAACAAATGTCAAAAACATCCCCACAAGTTCAAATGACTACTGATAGAACCGAAAATGTTGTGCCAATTCGTCAAGATTTTGTATCATTTGTTCCACAAAGTGATAAGAATTTTGTAAGATTCGGTCATTATAAAGATGTAGAGATGATCGTTAAATCAGAAATTTTTTATCCGGTCTTTGTTACCGGACTTTCTGGTAATGGTAAGACATTTATGATTGAGCAGGCTTGTGCAAAATTGAACCGTGAAATGTTTCGTGTAAACATTACTATTGAAACAGATGAAGATGATTTGCTAGGACACTATACACTAAAAAATGGCGAAACAGTATGGCAAGATGGTCCAGTTATTCAAGCAATGGAACGTGGTTCTGTATTATTACTTGATGAAGTTGATCTTGCTTCAAATAAAATTTTGTGTCTACAACCTGTTTTAGAAGGTAAAGGTGTATTCATTAAAAAAATTAATCGATGGGTATATCCAAAGAACGGGTTTAATGTTATGGCCACTGCCAACACTAAAGGAAAAGGATCTGATGATGGACGTTTTATTGGCACAAATATTTTAAATGAGGCATTTCTAGAAAGATTTGCCATTACTTTAGAGCAAGAATATCCAACTGTTGCTACTGAAAAAAGAATTCTTAAAGGTGTATTGGAGGATTTAAATGCATCCAATGATGATTTTGTTGACCGTTTGGTCAATTGGGCAGATATTATTCGTAAAACATTTTTTGATGGTGGTATTGATGAGATAATTGCAACTCGCCGATTAGTTCATATTTGCAATGCCTATGCAATTTTTAATGATCGGATGAAAGCAATTCAGATGTGTGTCAATCGATTTGATGATGAGACCAAAACAGCATTTTTAGATCTTTATAGTAAAGTCGATGCTGATGTAAATTATAACCCTGATGGTTCTGCCGAAGGAGGTGAATCTACCGCAGACACCAATTCTGAAGAAAAAGTTTCAGAATCAATCTAATTGACTGCATAAATAGAGGATAAGGTTTTGTGAACCTATCCTCTATTTTTTTATGCAATTTTTGGAGATATAATGCGTATTCAAGTAAAAGTTGAAGAACTTAGAAAAAAGAAAATTTTTGTGGCCACTCCTATGTACGGAGGTCAATGTTCCGGAATGTTTGCTAAAGCCTGTATAGATTTAGCGACCATGTGTTCAAATTATGGGGTTGATTGTAGATTTTTTTTCATTTTTAATGAAAGTTTAATTACTAGGGCGAGAAATTATCTTGTTGATGAATTTTTAAGGCAAGAGGAATACACACATTTGATGTTTATTGATAGTGATATTCATTTTGACCCTAAAGATGTATTGTCGTTGGCTGTTTTATGTGATCATGAAAAACCCATAATTGGTGGTCCTTATGGAAAAAAAGTAATTGCGTGGGAAAAAGTAAAACAAGCAGTTGATTGTGGTATAGCAGATGATGATCCTGATGAATTGTCTAAATTTGTGGGCGATTTTGTTTTTAATCCAGTTAGCGGAACAAAAGAATTACTAGTTACTGAACCTGTGGAAGTATTAGAAATAGGAACAGGATTTATGATGGTAGATCGGAAAGTTTTTAATACTTTTCGTGAAGCATATCCAAGATTTCATTATAAACCTGATCATAATAGATCTGAAAATTTTAAAGGTGATCGATATATTCATGCTTATTTTGATACTGTGATTGATAATGATCAGTATATGCCAGGAGGAGAATCTGGAAATTCAGACAGATATCTATCTGAAGATTACATGTTTTGTCAATTGTCTAGAAAAATTGGACATAAAATATATCTTTGTCCGTGGATGAAACTTGGTCATGTAGGAAGTTATGTATTTGATGGATCAATGGTTGAACTTGGAAGAATTGATCAGGCAAACCCAGTGGCAGTAGAAAACATGAAAGAATCAATGGTACTGAGAGAAAACAGAAGAATTAGAAGAGAAAATCGTCAAGCAACTGCTGAAATAGAACAAGTTCAGAAAAAAACTTTGAATAGATCAGAAAGAAGAAAGGCATTGAAAAATAAAAAAAAATGATGTATAATAATATTTTTAACATTTAATGGAGATTTGTCATGAATTTGAGTGAACAAACTATATCTATTTTGAAAAATTTTTCTCATATCAATAGCGGACTTTATTTTCAGGAAGGTCAAAAAATAAAGACTGTCGCTCCTTCAAAAGCTATTCTTGCTGAAGCTATTATTACTGAAGATATACCCACAAATTTTGGTATTTATGATTTGAATAGATTATTAGGTACGGTTTCATTGTTTGAAAAACCTGAAATTGAATTTGCCGATAGACAGTTAATTTTAAAGGAATCGAATAAGAAAAAATCTTGTAAATATTCTTATTGTGATGCTTCTCTAGTAGTTCGTCCTCCAGAAGGTAAGGAAGTTAAACTTCCTACTGAAGAAGTTACTTTCGTCTTATCAGAATCAGTATACAATGAATCTGTAAAAGCTGCTGCTATTTTGCAGTATCCTGAAATTGCAGTTGTAGGAAATGGTAAAGTCATGGAGATTGCTATACTTGATTCTAAAAATCAAATGTCCGATGAATTTTCACACGAAGTTGGTGAAACTCCGTTTAATTTTAAATTTATTTTTAAGGTTGAAAACTTTAGTAAATTGATGTCTAAAGAGTATAATGTTGCTCTTTCTTCTAGAGGACTTTCACGTTTTAATAGTTCCGATGATATTTTGACTTATTTTATCGCCCTAGAACCTACATCTACATATGAGAACTAAATATGCTTCATGAATCTTTTCTTTGGGTAGAAAAATATCGACCAAAAAAGATTTCAGATTGTGTATTACCACAATACACTAAAGAAATTTTTCATAAAATTGTTCAAGATGGTCGTATTCCGAATATGATTCTTGCCGGTGGTCCTGGCATGGGTAAAACTACGGTTGCTAAAGCACTTTGTAGTGAAATAGGATGTGATTGGCTTATGATTAATGGTTCTGAAGAATCTGGTATTGATGTACTCAGAACTAAAATTCGTGGTTATGCTTCTACCGTTAGTTTTGATGGAGGTAGAAAAGTAGTTATTTTAGATGAGGCAGATTACTTGAATCCTCAATCTACTCAGCCTGCTTTGAGGTCTTTTATTGAAGAATTTGAAAAGCATTGTTCTTTTATCATGACTTGTAATTATGTCAATCGTATTATTCAACCTTTGCATTCTCGTTGTCAAGTGGTTGAATTTAAGATAAATAAAGAAGAGAAGGTTCAAGTAGGTGCACAATTTGGTAAACGTCTTTATTCTATCTTGGAAAAAGAAAACGTTGAATATGATAAGAAAGTTGTCGCTGAAATATTATTTAAGCATTTTCCAGATTATCGCCGTGTACTAAATGAACTTCAGAAATATTCAACTTATGGTAAAATAGATACAGGTATTCTCTCTCAAGTAACGGAAATTAATTTAAAAGAATTGATGGGTGCTATGAAAGAGAAAAAATTTAATGATGTTAGAAAATGGGTTGCTGAAAATATAGATAACGATCCTCAAAAAATTTACCGAAAGTTGTATGATGTTGCCTCAGATTATATCGAACCAGCATCTATTCCTCAACTAGTATTAATATTGGCAGATTATCAATATAAATCAGCATTCGCACCTGATCAAGAATTAAATTTGGTCGCTTGTCTTGTTGAATCTATGGTAGAATGTCAATTCAAAGGTTAAATGAAAAAGACATTAATAGCATTGTCATGTTTTTTGATGACAACTACAGGTTATGCACATGATAATGAAACAAAAGGATCTTATGGTTTGTATGAATATCCTTCACCAGAAACAGGAATGTTTTTCTTCACCTGCACATCTGGAATAGCAACTATTCCAGGTATGGTGCAAAAAATAGGTCCAATAGAAAATGCGATAAGAATATGTTCATGTATATTAGATAAATTTCGTAGTACATATACACATGAACAAATGACACAATTAAACAATACAGAATGGTTGAAAGGGGAATCACAGAGATTTGGATATGAATGCTATGTGGAATTCTTTGATAAAGAATCTAAAAATGCTCCAATGATACCTTTAAAATTAAATGAAACAATTTAAAATTATATTATGGAAAAACTTACACCTTTTGATTTTATAAAAGATATTTCTCATGTAAAAGAAAATATCATGAGAGATGATGTTGATAATGAAATTGAAAAACAATATAATGCATTTATTGTAAACAGAGGTTTTTCATATTTTATGGATACGGTCATTTATGCCAATGAAATGAATATTAGATCCGGTGTTGACGCAAAACTTCAATTTGATTTTTTGATAAATACAATTAGGCAAAAGAAAAGATATTCCAAATGGCATAAGGCCGAACAGAATGATGATATTCAAGTGCTGAGAGAATATTATGGTTATAATATTCATAGAGCAAAAGAAGTTTTGCCATTACATTCTAATGAACAATTAAAATTTATTAGAGAAAAACTTGATAAAGGTGGATTGAAAGGAGAATAAATGACCTATGATATTGAGAATATGGTTGAGGTCACGTTGAAAGAAAAAGATGATTTTTTAAAAGTGAAAGAAACTCTTACTAGAATTGGTGTAGCTAGTAGAAAAGAAAAAACATTATATCAATCTTGTCATATTTTACATAAACAACAAAAATATTATATTGTGCATTTTAAAGAATTATTTGCATTAGATGGTAAACCTTATAATTTTGGAGATACTGATATTGCAAGAAGGAATACAATAGCAAATCTTTTATCAGAATGGGAGTTATTAACGTTGGTCAATCCATTAAAAACAGAAGAACCTATTTTACCTTTAAATCAGTTGAAAATAATTTCATTTAGTGAAAAATCGGAATGGACTTTAACTCCAAAATATAATATTGGGAAGAAAAAATGAATTATGAAGTACAAGAATTAGGTGTTTTTAAGTTGCATGATGATATAAAAACACCAGAATATGCAACAAAATCATCTGCGTGTTTTGATTTGTGTGCTTATTTACCAAATGGTATAGTT